CGTGCGAACAAGCGCCGAAACCTCGAAACTCTGGCCCTGGAAAAGCGCCGGAGCCGAAGCCCCGGCCAGTTCCAAGAAAAAGAGCCTTTACGGGGCTCTCGCATTCGCCCCGTTAGGCCGGGACAACACCTCGCCCTGGGAGGACGAATTCGGATATTCGGCGCGAAAGACATCGATCAGGCAGGCGCCGAGAAATTGGATCGCAGCGGAAATCGCGCTCGCCTTGCTGTAGTTTCGGCACGGCGGCCCAACGATGAATTCAACCGGCCTGTCGATGAGGCGCGCGGCTTCTTCTGCGCTGAAGCCGGCGGCGAGCAGCTCGTATGCCCATCGTCGATCGCGTTCGTCGATTTCATGCGGCTTCATGCGCCGCCTCGGTCGTTTGGGAAGGCGGTGGATAAATATCCGGGCGAATTTCGTAGCGCGGGATGCCAGTAAGCTTCTCGATGTCGAGGACGCGCTCGACAGGAACGCGCTGCTTGCTGCGCCAGTCTGAAACGGCATTCCTGCTGATGCCAAGGCGGCGGGCGAGCGCCGCTGCGCCGCCATAGGTCTCTATGACGCGATCAACAATTTGCATAGGAAACCTCCATGGGAAGGAATGTAACTTTATGCTTCCCTTTTTGTCAATCGATTCTTCCGTCGAAATTCCTGCGGTCGCGCTTCACAATGCGTCAATGGAAACTTTGGGCGCGCGCATTCAGTGGGCTTTGGACCGGGCAGAGCGGAACCAATCCGATCTTGCCAAAGCCGTTGGCGTTTCTCGCAATTCAGTAAGCCAGTGGGTTACGGGTAAAACAGAGCCTTCGTCGGCGTCGCTCAAAAAGGCGGCGGTTTTCCTCAAAGTCGACGTGCATTGGCTTGCGACTGGCGAGGGCAAGCCAACGAGAGGGGCTGTCACCGCCGAATCCTCGGTGGGGCGCGATATCGGGGCGCTCGATGATGACGATGCGATACTGGAGGTCGACGTGCGCGCCGGAGCTGGCGGCGGCGGGGTTCCAGCCGGCGTCTATGTCGTCTCCGACGGCAATGGCAACAGCTATGCGGCTGAAGGAATCCGAGATCAGTGGATCATCCCGGCCGCGATCGTCCGCGAGATGCTTCACGCGGCGCCGAAGTACATCCGGGTTTTTGAGGTCATTGGCGATTCCATGGAGCCGCGCCTGCATGAAGGGGACCGGGTCTTCATCGATGTCCGCTATCGCGTCCCGAGCCCGGAAGGGATTTTTGCCCTTTGGGATGGGCTCGGCGTGGTGATCAAGCGCGTCCAAGTCGTGCGCGGGAGCGATCCGCTCAGGCTCCGGGTCATTTCGGCGAACCCGCAGTATGAGCCCTACGAGGCGACGATCGAGGAAGTGAATATCATCGGGAGGTATGCCGGCCGCTTCACGGTGAATTGATTAGGCCGTCCAATTGACGAGGGCATGATGTTTCGAAAGATATTTCTTGGTCTTGCGCTTTTTTCGGGGGTTGCGTTCGGAGCGGGAATTTATGCGCCGCCCTCCCAGGCCACTCCCGGAATGGTCGACGCCTCCGGTTGCCACGGTCATCCCCGGCATTGTCACCATGGCGGGCTTCGCGTGAACAGCGCGGGAAGGCATTACGTGCCCGGCGCCTTCGGCCATCACGGGCATCGCCGCCATCATCGGCGCCACCACCATTGATCCGGCGAGCTGTCTCCGCCGCGGCGCGACTCGCGCTCGTGGCAATCCTGATAATGCCATCGCCCGCTGCGGCCCAACCTTGCAGCGGGTGCGGCTGCCGTGGCGGTCCTGGCTATCGGGGCCCCAACGGTCGTTGCGTCGGCTGGTCAGACATCGGGCGAGTCTGCGGTAGCCCTCCGACCACCAGATGCACCCCCGAGGGTCCGAATGCCGGCGCCGAGGAAGCCGCCAAGCTCGGTGCCAAGGCAATCGAAGCAGGAAAGCCGAAGGTGGGTAGGCAATGAGAGTCCGAGCAACGCTTGCGCTATTGGCGCTCACGAGCCCCGGTCGCGCAGAGATGCTTCCCGTCAATCCAGACGTCACCCAAGCGACGATCCAGGCAACGATTTGCGTCCAGGGCTGGACCAAGACCATCCGACCACCCTACTCGGTCTCGAACGCCATCAAGATTGAAAAGCTCCGAACCATGGGGCTCACGGAAGCCGACAAGAGCCGGTTTCAGTTAGACCACCGGATACCTCTGGTGCTCGGCGGCGCACCCGCAGACCCGCGCAATTTCCAGCTCGAGCCGTGGGAAGAAGCGGGCCGGAAGGATGTCGTGGAGGCCTGTCTCGCCCGCGCGGTCTGCTCCGGCAAGATTGCCCTCGACGAGGCGCGCCGCCGCATTTGGGCCGATTGGCGGGCGGCGGCGAAGGCCTGCGAATGATCGCCTGGCTTCGAAAGCGGCGAGAGTATCGCGCTCTGGTCGAATGCGACGCCGCCGAACTGATCGAATGCTTTGGCGAGAGCGCCTATTACGAGGCCCGCGAGCGTGCCCACCACCAGCCAGAGACCATCGACGCCAACCGTCCGCCAGGGCATTGGGCGCAGGTGCAAGCCGAAATCGCCAAAAGGACCGGAAAAACCATCGGCTTGTCAGGGCGGGATCGGGGCGGATAGCGATACTTTACATTTCTTAAGTTATCGATTGACATTTAGGGAAGCATAGGATTACATGAGCCCACCAATCGAGGTGAGCCATGAAGCAGTTTCAATTGACCTACGAATTCGAAGAGCTGGCGCTCGGCGCCGAAACCATCAGCGGCATTGAGTGGACGTTCGAAGCCCGCGCCTGGGGCCGCGCCATCGTCGAGTATGACGGCGCCGGTGAATGGAGCGTCGCCGACATTGAAATCGGCACGACGCGTAAGATCGCGGGTGCCGGCGGCAGGTCGCGCTGGGTCGATGGCTTCGCATGGCTCGATCGCAAGAGCCCGCTCTACGAGCTCATCGCCGCTGCCCTGCTGAAACGCGAGAGCGAGCGCATCGAAGAGAAGATCGTTGCCCAGGCCGACCTGCCGCGCTTCGATGCGCAGCGGGAATGGGGAACGCTCAACCGCGCGATGCAAGGGGTGTGACGATGAAGAACGTCAGCATCCCAATCCACAAACTAACGGGCGTCCCCGAACTTGCGATGGATACGCGGCCGTCTGGCATCGCCCTTTACATCCACGATAGCGCCGACCCCGAGTTCTGCCGGAGTGACGACATCACCTTGCTTGTCGATGGTAGGCACTCCGAACGCCTCGCTCGTGCTGTTGCCGCATTCAACAAGGAGATGCTGCGCGCTGATGCAGCGCCCGTCGATTTGCGGGAGGTCGCGTGATGGCTGAGACGAGATTTACGCCGGGGCCATGGTTCCGCGAAGCGATCGGCATACGCGGGAAAAGCCGCCTGGTGACGATCTGCTACGGGCGCAACCATTATGGCGACGGGCCCGCGGGGACCGTCTGCCACATCGAAGGCGCGACGAAAGAAGATGAGTGCCTGATGATCGCTGCGCGTGAGATGTATGCCGCGCTCATCAAAGCCAGAGACGCTCTCTATTCGAATGGCGCGGTCCATGGCGATGCGACTCTCGACGCGATAGACGCCGCGCTCGCGAAAGCTCGCGGGGAGGATTGAGCCGTGTCCATCTCGACCTTCCCCCAAACCTATCTCGGCGGCGCCGCTGCGGCGGTCATCTCGAAAATCGAGCCGCCGGGCATCTCCCGCCTCCCCTGCCCCGACGACGCGACATGGCGCGCGCTGCGCTCCAAGGACATTACGGCGAGCGTCGCAGCGGCGCTCATCGGCGAGCATGAGTGGGAGACGGCTTATTCGCTCTATCAGGCGAAGGCCGGCGCGATTGAAAACGACGTCGAGGATGCCGGCCCTGTCCGCCGCGGGCGTTTGCTCGAGCCGGTGGCCGTGCAAGTGCTGCGCGAGGAACATCCGGGTTGGATGATCCGACACAACAGCGGAGAGGCGCGCGTCTATTACCGCGACGCCACTGCGCGCATGGGCGCAACCCCGGATGTCGAGGCGCATGATCCGTCGCGCGGGCCCGGCGTCGTGCAGATCAAGAGTGTCGAGGCAAGCGTCTTTCGCAAGAAATGGCGCAATGAAGGTGGCGAAGTCGAACCGCCTCTCTGGATTGCCGTGCAGGCGATTATCGAGGCGGCGCTCACCGGCGCGGAGTGGGCGGCCGTCGCGCCGATCGTCGTCGGACATGGCGTCGACATGCCGCTGATCGACATCCCCCTCAACAGCGCGCCGGCGATCATGGCGAGGCTGCGCAGAGAGGTCCGAGACTTCTGGAGCCGCATTGAAGAGGGCGACCCTCCGCCGCCCGACTATGCCCGCGATGGAGCGGTTATCTCGCGGCTTTACGCCGAGGATGACGGCGCGGAAGTCGACATCACGCCCGACGAAGCCCTCCTGGCAAGCCTCGAACTGCGCGACCATTACCTCGCCGTCGAGAAGGCCGGGCGTGCTGCGGAGGAAGCCCGCGCCACTATCGACGCTCGGTTGCGCCATCTCCTGAAAAACGCCGTCCGCGGCCGCTTGCCGGACGGCCGGATCATCGAAGCAAAAACGACACGAGTGAAAGGGCGAAACCAGATCATTGAGCCTTATTCATTCCGCCCGGTGAAGATCAAGGAGACGAAACAATGACCATGGTCGAGACAAACGCGGTCGCCGAGCGCCGGTCAAATCCGATCGCCGAAGTGCGCGCCAGCCTAGATGCGATGTCGCAGCAATTCCAGTTTGCGCTCCCGGCGCACGTGCCGGTCGAGCGCTTTATGCGTGTCGTTATGACTGCCGTGCAAGGCAGCCCATACCTTCTGAAGGCAGAACGTCGCTCGCTATTTAGCGCAGCCATGAAAGCCGCCCAAGACGGCCTTTTGCCTGACGGCCGCGAGGGTGCCCTTGTTCCATACGGCAATGAAGTAACTTGGATTCCGATGATCGCCGGCCTTCGGAAGAAGGTCCGCAACAGCGGCGAGATCGCGACATGGGACGTTCATGCGGTCTACGCGAACGACAAGTTCGAATTCGAGCTTGGCGACAATCCGTTCATCAAACATGCTCCAACGCTAAAAGACCGTGGGGCACTGATCGCCGTCTATTCCGTTGCAACACTGAAGAGCGGCGAAAAGTCGCGCGATGTGATGGGAGTCGACGAAGTAAAGCGCATTCGCGACAGGTCGCAGGCCTACAAGCTCTTCAAAGCTGGGAAGATCAAGTCAACGCCATGGGATACTGACTTCGACGAGATGTCAAAAAAGACAGTAGCGCGACGTCATTCGAAGGTGCTGCCGATGTCGACTGACCTCGACGACCTCATCCGCCGCGACGATGCGCTCTATGATTTCGACAGCGCGCGGGAGCATGGGAAGCAAGGTGCATCCGCCAGCGGCCTTGCCGGCCGGCTCGATGCACTTGGCGGTGGTCAAGCGGCCCCGGCCATAGAGCACAACCCCGAGACAGGCGAAATCGCTGACGAGCCCCAAGAGACAGGTTCGGGCGCCTCCACCGCGTCAGAGGCCGCAGCGAGCGAAGGCGAGCGCCCCCACGTTGACGCCGCTGCGGCCGATCGCTCGCGCGTCTCAGACGATCCCTTCGAGGGACATTCGATGGCGTGGCGGCTGGGCTGGGAGGCTGCCGATCAGGGGGTCCCGCGGGATCGTCCGCCATCCGATCTTAACCCCGAAGAAGCCGAAGAGTGGCAGGCCGGGCACGATTCCTGGTGGGAGGCGAAGGGTGGCGTGAAGACGAAAAAGCGGGAGCGCGCGTGATGGGAGGGCTTACGCTTTTTGAGCGCCCGGATGAAAGTCCTCGCCTGCTTCCACCGATCTTGCAGCGGCCGGACGATCGCGGCGCAATCGCACATCTGACGCTCAGCGTGACGGAGGAAACGCCGCAAGGCGCGGGCGGCGCGCGCTGGCACCTGAAAGGATCGCCAGCCGCCATTGTCATGGCGCACAAGCTATTTTCCGGGGCGAGCTGCAGTAAAGCCAAGGACTCGATTTCTTGGCCTGCCGTGCCATCGATGTTCGAGGATTTGCTGATGCTCATGCATCGCTTCCCGGTGTCTATCGGGAAAACTGCGGCCGACCTGTGGGGCGAGCAATACGCAGACTTGCTAGCATCATATCACGAACGCCTCTCTCTCGCACCGGTGGGCTCCCCAAAGGGCGGCGGGCGGTTTAAAGGAACGCTCCGTGAATTCCAGAAGGCAGGCGTGAGCTTCATGGTCGCGAACCGGAAAACGGTTCTCGGCGATGACATGGGCCTTGGGAAGACACCGCAGGCACTGGCGCTATTGGATCGTCTCGATGACTGGCCCGCGCTCATCGTCTGCCAGTCGCACGTTATGAAGCACTGGGAACGCAAGATTGGTGAGTTCCTAGATTCGCGCGATGCCGCGCGCCCGCTGACCGGCGCACATGGGGCCGTAAGCTGGGTTTCGCTTCGCGGCGTGAAGCCTGATCGCAACGTCCCGAAGGCAGACCTGTATCTGGTCCACTACCTGATCATCGGGGCTTGGGAAAATTGGCTCCGTGCTCGCGGCATTCGGACGGTAATCTTCGACGAATGTCAGGAACTCCGCCATCCCGGCACGAAAAAGCACGAATCCTGCCGCACGCTGGCAAAGACAGCGAGAAGCGCCATAGGGCTGTCCGGCACCCCGATCTACAACAAGGGGATCGAGGTCTACAACGTCTGGAACACGATTAACCGCGGCTGCCTTGGAACGAAAGTCGATTTTCAGCGCGCTTGGTGCGCCGATCATGACGTCTATCTGGTCGATAATCCGCATGCTCTCAATCTCCGTGACAGAGGGCTGCTTCTTCGGCGCACAAAGGCGGAAGTCCTCTCCGAGATCCCCGAAAAGCAGCGCGTCATCGAGCCAATCGACGCGGATAACGCTAAATTTGCGGAGCTGCTGAAGGAGGCGATCAAGCTGGCCAAGGATGCGGCGCTCGTTCGCGACCCTTTCGACCGCGGCAAGATGGAGGCAGAGGCGCTCGCGAAAACGCGCATGGCGACAGGCGTTGCCAAGGCACCGGGCGTAGTAGCCTTCCTGCGGGCGCTGATGGAGTCCGAACAACCGACGTTAGTCTTCGCGCATCATCATGCCGTCCATGATCTGATCTCCGACGCCCTCGATGGCTTCAATCCGGTTCGCATCACCGGGCAAGAGACGATGGGGCAGAAGGACGCGGCGGTGCGAGCTTTCGCGGCCGGCGAGACCAATCTTTGCCAAATTGCGCTGCGCGCGGCCACTGGTATTGACGGCCTGCAGGCACGGGCTCGCGTTGTTGTCTTCGCAGAGTTCGACTGGTCGCCCGCGATTCATTGGCAGGCCGAGGATCGCGCTCACCGCATGGGCCAACGCGAAAGCGTGCTGGTCTACTACCTCACGACGGACCTTGGGACCGATCCGGGAATGCTGGAAGTGCTTTCGATAAAAGAGGCGCAGGCGCTCGGCGTTATGCATGAGAAGATGCCGGACGAAGCCGACCACGCGCTCGCGCAGGCAGCCGCCGAGCGGCATAAGGCGGAGATTTTGTCGATGCTCCGGGGGCAGAGATGACCCGCCTCTCCATCCCCCTCACCAATGGCCTCCGCGAGATGATTGCCAGTGGCCGGCTGACCGAAGACATGATCCCGGACGATTTCCAGTGGCTCATACTGGCGATCGACGAGGCTGACGAGATTTCGCGCGGAGCGGCGACCGTCGCGAACGTCGCGGGCGCGGGAATTCGCGAGCTGGAGGATCGCCTTGCGCGCGCTGAGGCTGCGCTGAAAGAACGAGACACGGCTCAGGCTGGCGCCGAGGAAATTCGCGCCAGCATTAAAAAAGGCGCGCGCCGAGCGCCGAAGGCGTTCAAAGCATGAAAGCCGCCCTACCCCGCTGCGCTCGCTGCCGCGCACCCATCCATGCAATCAACTTGGGCGCCGGCCGGTGCTGGGATCGCCCGCGCGCGGAATCGTGCCTGTGGCGGCGCGCGCTGGCTAAATGGCGGTTGCCGCGAGCGAGGGCTGTGGTGGCGAGGATCGAGGCGAGGAGGCGCGGCAATGGTTGATCGCCCGATGATCCGCAGCGCGTCTATCTCGCCCTGCGGTGCCTATCGATACGACCTAACCCGCCGATGGGCGCCGGGCGCGCTTATGCCCTTCGTCATGCTCAACCCGAGCGCGGCGGACGGCGAAGTCGACGATCCGACCATCCGCCGCTGCATGGCGTTTGCGCGGCGCGAGGGGCACGGTGGAATCGTTGTCGCCAATCTCTATGCGCTCCGCGCGAGCGAACCAGCGGCGCTGTGGCGGCATGAAAATCCGATCGGTCCGAAGAACTGGGCAACGCTTGTGAAGTTTGCGGCGCAAGCGCTCGAGGCGGGCGCGCCGGTTGTCTGCGCCTGGGGCGCGCATGGTTCGCGCCAGGGCAAGGACACGCCCATCATCAGCATGTTCAAAACCACTGGCACCCGTCTCGTTTGCCTCGGTACGACGAAGGACGGTCATCCGCGCCACCCTCTCTACGTTCGCGCCGACCAGCCGCTGGAGCCGTTCCCGTGACCGTCGCCTGTGATCATCGGGGAAATCGCAAGCCGAGCCGGCGCCGCGTGAGAGCCGCTCCATGACGCAAGAGTCCCGCCCTTCCAACGCTCTCGTCTCTACGGCGGCCGCCGCTGCGCAGCTCGGCGTGTCCGAGCGCCAGTTGCGCGAGCTGATCCGAGACGGGAAAATCCCATTCGTCAATGTCGGCGCCGCAACGCGGCCGGCCTATCGGCTCCGTCCGGTCGACATCGAGGCGTTCATCCTGCAGCGGACGACGATATGTCAAAAGTCAGAGGTCTCTACCAACGCGGCTGCGCCGGCGATTGGTTTTACGACCTCCAAATCCGAGGTCATCGATTTTGCGGCTCGACGGGCACAGCGAACCGGCGGGACGCAGAAAAGTGGATCACGTCGTTCCGGAAAGCGAAGGCTGCCGAAGTAGAAGAGTTTTCCGGCGACGCGCCCATGACGTTCGCCGTCGCATCGACGCGCTGGTGGAACGAGAAGGGCCAGCACCGCAAGGATTCAAAGGACATCGAGCGGTTCCTGGCCTGGCTGCAAACGCACATCGGCAACAAGAAGCTGATCAAGGCGATCGACAACAATACTGTCGCCCACCTCGTTGCCACCCGTCGCGCTGAAGGCGTCTCGCCAGCGACAGTAAATAGATCGGCTGTCGAGCCCTTGCGCGCAATCCTGCTACGCGCCAGCGAATTTTGGGGACAGCCGGTCCAGAAAATACACTGGGGAAAGCACAAGCTCGCCGAGGCGCAAGAGCGCATCCGGGAGATGACGCAGGCCGAAGAAGCGGCGCTGTTCGCCGCGCTGCGCGAGGACTTCAGACCGATCTTGCGCTTCGTCCTAATGACCGGGCTCCGGCGCGCCGAGGCTTGCGGTCTCAAATGGTCGCACGTCGATTTTGACGGCCGCAGGATCCTCGTCCACGGCAAAGGCGGAACGGTCGACTATCTCCCGCTTCCAGACGCAGGGCTGGCCATCCTGCGGCGCGAGCTCGGCCGGCACCCGGAGCAGGTCTTCACCTACGAGGCGACGGGGAAGCTCTATCACGGGTTCCGGAAAGGCGAGCGGGTTCCGATCAAGCCGGACACGCTCTCGACAGCCTATTGGCGCGCCAGAAAGGCGGCAGGGCTGGGCGACGCCGATCTCCGGCTGCATGACACCCGGCACACCGCGGCGACGCGCCTGACGCGCGAGACGGGCAATCTGAAGCTGACCCAGAAGATGTTGCGCCACAAGCGGATCACTACGACGGCTCGCTACGCCCACGCGACCGAGGATGATCTAAGAGAGGCTATGAACCGGACGGCTCCGGTTGCGAGTCCCGTTGAAAGTCCCGCCGAGGCTCCCCAAGGCAAGCGTAAGGCTTAGAATTTATTTGGAGAATTGCGATACGTAGTAAAGCTTGGGAAGCTGTCGTTCTACCACTGAACTACGCCCGCACCTCGCGATATTCGCTCAGTTTGTATAGGGTTTTTCCTCGATCGGAGCAAGGCTCCTCGAATGCGCCGCGGCAGGAAGAAGAAACGAGACCTATTCGCGGCGCTGCTCCTCCCTTTTTTCATTTTGGTCGCCCTTTTGAACCTCTTCAACTATTCCGTCGGCGTGCGCACGGGCGTGATCGGCAAGCTCTCGCG